TGCTCTTAACTCAAACAATCTTCAAGTTGATGACACAGGTAACACTTTCGCAGGTGTTCTCAATGGTCGTTTCCGCGTTTACATTGACCCATATACAACTGGTAACTATATGACTATCGGTTATAAGGGTTCTAATGCATTCGACGCTGGTATCTTCTACTGCCCATACGTACCACTTCAGATGGTTCGTGCAGTTGGTCAGTCTGACTTCCAGCCAAAGATCGGCTTCAAGACTCGTTACGGAATGGTTGCAAATCCATTTGCTCGTTCAGTACAGGGTACACCAGGTGCTGCTAACGACGGTGCTATCACTGGTGGTACTAACGCTTACTATCGTAGAGTACTTGTTACAAACATCATGTAATAAAAAGCAGGATCAACCTGCTCAACTAATAAAGGGGGCTTCGGCCCCCTTTTCTTTTACTTGTTATTAACGTAATTGTAAAACCTATCAGCAGTCTCGATAATTGAATCTACTGTTTGCACATATTTATTAGATTCATTAAATTTCAATGATTGCTCAATAGCCCATTGACGGTTCCATACTTCATTTCTAGCATACCCATCAAGCCTCTCATCAAAGCTCTTCATCATCTCAAGCTGGATGTTATGAGCAGTTAAGTATGCTTGATCTGATACAGGAAGTTCTTTAAGACGTTCTTCCAATACAGATACAGCAGTACGAAGATGTCCTGTGTCCTCGGGAAGATACTTAGACTTCAATACTTCAATTTCATTCTTTAAGATTTCTTCTACGATATTACTCATTCTGTTACTACCCTTTTCCATTGACCATCTTTACTCTTTAACCAAAGATTACCATCTTCACCTACTGACATTGATACCTGTTTATCAGGATCATATTGAGGAAAGTTACCAAGAGTCATAGAAGAACCATTTCCAAGATACATCATTGTACCGTCTTTCTTCTTAGCTCCCATAAGAGTCATTTTTACTGAATCTTCTAAAGGCTCTCCTGTTGGCTTTTCATTAGCAAATGCTTCTACTGCCATAATAGGCGATAAAGCAATCACTCCAAATAGACTACGTCTGTTCATCATTCAATCTCCTCCGAGCTCTCCCGGAGGAGTTGGTTAATCTCCCACTCGAGACGTTGACACTTACCGCGCCACATATCAGCCTCATCTTTAGCTGCAGCTAGCTTCCGATCACGCGCAATAATATTGGAATAGAGAGTATCCATTCGACTCTCAAGATAGCCAATAACAGCAGTATAGTTAGTATCGTCAGACATTGTCTATAAACTCCAGTTGATCTTTCACTACTTTAAATTTAACAACATTATAATCAGAAAACCGATCGCCACCATACCTAAAATAATCTCGCCCACCATCTACAAATGCTCCGTTCTTACCTTCGCGGTAATCATGACGATAACGTGAGTATACTACTTCACCTTCTGCTTCAATACCAGAGAACACTACGTCTTTAACTGAAGGAAGACCGTCAGTAATCATAAGAGAGTCACCGCTAAAATATACTGCAAAGTAATTAGATCCACGAGGATGAGCCTTCTCTGTATAGAAGATTGCAGCAGGTCTATTAGCCCAACCACCATCTTTATACTTAAGATCCGTCTCGAGAATATACTTTGCATTATATTCCTTTTCGAATACTGGAATCATTTCTTCTTTGATAAAAGAACACTTAGTATCAATCTTCACTGTCTTCTTCCTTCTTACGGCGCTTCTTAGGTTTGCTGTCAACAACTAGAGTGCCCTGATCAGTTTCAATCAGTATCTTATCCCAGGTAAAAGTAATCAACGGATTCTCGATATACTTTGGCTCTTTAAAGTTAATAACCTTACGTCTACGAAAGTACATAATTATCTCCTGTTTCCATTCTATTATTATACTGCCTCTGCAATATGACGGCAACTACGACGGAAAGTATATGCCTGACAAGTACAAGTTTTATGAGACCCGTCTATAGTAACCGTATATACGTCTCCTTTAGAACCAGTAACCTGGATAACTTTTTTTGTATCTTCTGGCATTTTTAGCTTGATTGTTTCACCATCCATGCTTATAATATCACTGTGTGCAATAAGTCTAAAAGGAAACTTTCTATTACCTGTAGATAATGCAAGAGCAGGATAATCAACCCATTTAGGAGTTGCTACTACTTCTCCCTCATACTCGTAAGTGTCGGGCATATGAGAATAAGCAGCAAGTTTTTCTTTAAGACTATTTCGTATAACTACACGCATAACATTCTCCATTATAAAGGTAGGAGGGAGATTAACTCCCTCCTTTTATTTTAAATTTTAGAATACAGGATCAATTGCATAATAAGGAGTATTTTCCTGAGCCTTATCTAAAATCTCTACCTGATTAAAACTACAATCAAGGATTTCAGTTAACTTTTCTCTTTCTTCTTTATTCAACCAAACTCTCTCTCCTTCAGATAATCTATCTAAAATATCTAAAAGGAATTCTGTATATACTTCATTAGAAGGAATATTTTGAGTAAAAGGAAGATAAGGTGAGTTAACTTTCATTTTATTCTCCATTTTGGGTTCAGATAAAATTTTAATAATTTTACCTGGTCTTCTAGCGACAATTAAATATAGCCTTTTTTGAGTAATAAGTCAACTGTTATTTTCCTAAAAATACATCATTGAAATCATTGAGATTTTTAACCTATTGAAATCATTGAGTTTTTTATTTCCTAGATCATTGAAAACATTGAGGTTTTTTCCTAAAAAATAAGTTGCAATTATTACGAAAATATACGATTATAATAATATGAGAAATGGAGAAAATAAATGACATATGCAGAAGCAACTTCGATTATTAGCACATTTGCAATGGATCATGATTCGGGTATCTTAGAAGCTCTTGAATATATGGATGGCATTTATAAAGAAGGTCATGCAGAATGGACAGAGCAATTCTCTGTTAAAGAGCGTCAAGCATATCGGATTGTAATGGAAGGTATGCGTGAGTTGTTTTATGGAAAGGGTGAATAAGATGTTTAGTGATCGTTATGAAATCTTAGAGCAGTTAGAGAAACTAATTACTTCATGGAAGAAGTATAATACTGATAGTAAAGCTATCCTGTCAGAACTACAAAATATTGTAGACGGCATTAATGCAGAAATTGACGAAGAAGCATTTGCATATGAGCAATATCAAGATACGATGGAGACTGCATAATGTTAACTGAACTTAAAGCTTGCTATTCACCTCAAGATCTTATCTTTATTGTATCATTGTTTATTTTAGCTATGGTATCAATAGGCGCCTTTATTGTTCTTATGGTACATGCAATTAAAGGTGTTTTTAATGAAGTTAAAGATATTAAAAATAGCAAACAGAACCCATAAATACTCTTATTATCAAATAGGAGTAGATAATGGCTATATTAGCTAATCAACCAAATAATATTAATTTTCTTTCACCATTAGGTTTTAAGTTTACACTACAGAGATCGCCTAACTTAAACTTCTTTGTGACTGATGCTAATATTCCATCTATGTCTCTTGGATTCATAGAATTACCTACTCCTTTTAAAATCATTGAACTACCTGGTGATAAAATAGATTTTGGTGATCTTCAGATTACTTTTAGAGTAGATGAAGATTTTGAAAACTATTTTGAAATTTACAATTGGATTATTGCACTAGGTTTTCCAGATGAGTTTGGTCAATATAAAAATATTAAAGATGCAGTAAGAGGATCAAAAGAAACTATTGTTTCTGATGCTACATTAACTATAATGAATAGTGCAATGGATCCAAACGTTGAAGTGCGCTTTCAAGATCTATTTCCAGTAACTATTGGTGATATAAACTTTACTACTTCAGATACTGATGTAAATTATGTGACTAATACTGTAACATTTAAATATAAGAAATTTACAGTAGTTAAAATTTAAGGTTTGTTATGAAACTTGATGAAATATTGGATATGTGGTCAACGGACTGTAACGTCGACCGTACTGAGTTGGGCGAAGAAGCACTCAAGATACCAAAACTACATAGTAAGTATCTCAGACATTATTCAGAAGAGAGACTTTTACTTCGTAAATTAGAAGAAGAAAAGAGAGAGTTAATTAAACTCAAACACGATT